CTTATACTTTGATGGATAACGATGGTTATGTATATTATGATATGGATGATAATGATATGGATAGGGAATTCCCTAGTTTTAGCAAGAATAAATTTGCGGATGAGCGATCTAAACAAGATCAATTATTGCATATCAGCAGCAAAAGCGAAAAGCAATGGGCTGATTATGACGATGATGACACTGGCGACTATAACGCCAGGGAGATTTTATACGAAAACGCACCGCTACCTACGTCACCTTATACGACAGTGTCTCATGAGAAACCATCTCATGTTGCTGCTGCCAAGAAGGAGAATTGCAAGGTTCGACAATTTTTAATTGATAATAAACAGACGTTAGATGAGTTTGGCTATAAACCAGATATGTATCTAGCGCCTTTGATTAGTACAAAAACTACTGATTTATCTCTAAAGAAACATTTAGAGTTATTTCATGAACGTAATTCACAGATTATAAACGCACCGACTAGTGATGAGAAAAATAGATGCGCTAATATTGTTATTCAGCAGTTAGTTAACTCTAAATTCTCACCTAAGGTTGGTTATAAATCTAAGGATAATATTGATGAAATAGTCTCCAGCAGTATAGTTCAGGCTAAGAAGTCGCCTGGTTTTCCATTTTTGGACGAAAATTTAAATGATAACGCAGCTGTATTAAACAAATACGGTAATGCAGGTTTGCGTGATCTAGTCCTAAACAGTTGGAATGAAGCCTTTGTAGGTAAGGCTTTCATAAAGAATGAATCTACAAAACCAAAGAAGATTGAAAAAGGAATGCCGAGAATTATAGTAGGAAATCCAGTGACAAAAATGATAAAGCATGCAGCTATATCAAAAGAATTGGCACACTCCGTCGTAGAAAATTGGAAAAATAGCCCAATTAAATATCCATTTGCTCCTAATAAACCTGGTCATTGTGAACACATGAACAGATTTTTCAGAGGACGTGAGGTGTTTGAAAGTGATAAATCCACTTGGGATTATAATTGTTTCCAATATATTTTTGAAATTTGTGAACAAGCGTTAATTGGTTTAGCGGTTAAGGATATTAGCATGGGTGATGATGAATTTGCTGAATGGAAAAGTGATTTTTCAGGCATGTTCAAAGAAATGACTCAAGGTTATGTCTATAGATCCGCTACTGGTGAGTGTTTGAGAGCTACGCATGATGGGATAATGAAGAGTGGTTGGTTTCTAACCATTCTCGTTAATTCCGTCGCACAGCTCGTAGTAAATGATTTAGTATTAATGCGACTCGATCTCGATGATAAGACTATATTATCAAAAGAGTATAATCTCATAGTGGGTGGTGATGATGTGTTACAA